CCAATAATGCTGCCCACATTTTCATCGTCAAAGTCGAGCGGATCGACAAGCGAGATGCTGTCTGCATATATGGTGTCTGAATCAAATGTCCAGTTCTGACCGGTTGCCCCGTAAAATTCTACCTTGTCGCCCAAGCCGCGAATTCTAAAGCTTTCGCCATTTGAAAGTTGCGCGTGTCCAGCGCCTCCTCGGAATGAAACTTCGGTCTGGCTCAAAAGCATTCCCTGGTCGTAATTAAGATAATTAGACCCGGCGAAAGTTGCAGGCGCCAATGCGATTGCTAATAAAAGTATTGTTTTCTTCATTTCTGATAGTTCTGCTTTCAATATTGTATCCATTAAATGGATACCGCGCATTTGTCAACGCACTTTAAGCCCTGCCTTTTTTGCGTTGTCCTTCATTATAAATAAGAGGCGCTTTTCCATCGCCTTCAATCGAGCGCGCTTGATGATCGACATTGTCTTCTGCTGCACGTGCTGTAATCCAAATGCGCTGGCGCTGAAAATGGCATTCCAGCCGCCGCCTAATTTCGTCATTCTGGCATTGCCTGACGCATTCCCAAGATTGCGCCGCACCCAGGCAGGGATCTTGGCTGCCGGGTTCAAACGAATCATGCCCTTGGCGACAGATGCCTTGGCTATGCCGACGCGCAGCTTTTCAGCCTTCAGATACTTGTTAAAATTGGCCGGAGTCACCCACATCTGCTCTGATCCTTTAAGTGCGCGAGTTCGCCCAGTCCGGCGTTGCTGCGATCGATGAAAGCGCCGCATTTTCTCCAGCGTATCAGCGACGCCCGCTCCAATGATCTCGCGCCCTCGGTAGATTTGCCCGGTCGGATACGTATCCTTCGCCCATTTGTAAACTTGCGCTTTGTCTGGCATGAAAAAGATTTTCCGCAAATCGTATTCAATCGCCAGCTCGCCCTGCTTTTTATCCTTTGCGGATCCGATAGATGTGCCGCGCCCGGTCGGGAATGATTGATACGGTGGCACGTATTTGGCAATATCGCGCAGCAGCAAAGCGCCCTGCTCGCGAACAAAGTCCTTTTCATCCACGCCGACGCGCTTCGCTAAGTCGCGGATCTTCTTTTGGAAGATGGCGTCGTCCAGCGTGAATCCTTTTTTAGCCATTGCGCTTGGTCTTATTTTTGGCGATCAGCTCGACGTTGCCGGTGCTGATCTTCACTTCAGTAATAAAGAAAGTCTCGCCGGTGGCAGTGCGCACGAACGTCTGAGCTTTATTCGGAATGATGTTGAGACTAGCCAGTGCAATGACCAGCGTGACCGTCGGCTGATCGTCCGTGCCAAACTCGTTCATTTCCCATGAATTCGTTTGCTCGTCAAATACTGCTTGCACGGTCTGGCCATTGATTGAAATAGGCTCGCCCATGATGCCTGTAGCCTCCTGAGCGGCGTTTGTAATGAAGTCGGTAAACTGTGTCATGCTGTATTCAATAAGCCGATACAGCGCAAATGGCAAGGCGCAAAAAAGCCGCCACCCTTTCGAGTGACGGCCTTCTTTTCACTTATGATCCCACGATCAGACAGATTTGGGTTTGCGGCCGCGCTTCTTTGGCGCATCTTCGATGGCCTCGGCAGACTCAACTGTCAGACGTTTCGCCTTATAAGTTTTGCGCTTTTCAAGCTGCCCCTTTCGGATGTAAACTACGTCGCCCGGCTCCTCGCAGTCCAGATAAGCTTGTAAGCAGGCTGTTGCGTCGCTGCCATAGGCAAGGCAGGTTTCTTTACCGTCGATGTCGCGGTGGATTGTTACGGATGGTATATACATAGTTTTAGAAAGTTAAGAGAGCCGCCGCATAGACGACGGCTCTCAATTTAGGGGCAGGTTAAGCAGATGGAACGCGAACGCCGAAGTCTTGACCCTTGGCAACGCCATAGAGAAGACCGACAGAGTATTTCAACTCGCCAGCGTTTTTGTCATACCAGCGGCGCCATTGGATAGGCAGACCGAGACCTGGGATTTCGATGTCAACGAGTTCGCCGCCGTTTTCGACGAAGCCCTCGGAGTCAACGCGGCGACCTGCGAACAGGAGCGAGCTGCGATGGAATGCGAATGCTGCGAGATTCTCGCCATTTGCATCGCATTGGTCGGATTCGTAAGCATCAAACTTGTTGACGCGAGGAACCATACCTTCAGCCTTCATGTCGCTCTGGCCTGGGAACTCAGCAGAGTTCAGGCTTTTAAGCAGCGAGCCGTAGTAGGTAGGGTTCATCCAGACCGAGCGGCCAGTGCGAGGTGCCTTCTTCGTTTCGGTCAGAGTCTGGCCGAGGTCGATGAGATCATCGCGGTCGAAGTTAGCAGCTGTGATGGCGCTGGTTGCAGTTGCGAAGTTAGCAGCTGTGATCAAGTTCCAGATGTCACCGAAGATCTTGTCGCCGAGAGCATTCAGAGAAGGCTCAACGAAAAGGTCATTCAGGCGAACCGAAGACTTGGAACGCTCAACGTCTTTGAATCCATAAACGAATCCGTAGAAAGTATCGAGCGTGATGGTTGCAGCAGTCATCGCAGTATTTTGCGAAGTGTAACCACTTGAGAGATCGACAGCAGTCGGTTTGGTAGGGTAGCGTGTAGTAACGCTAGCGCCCTCGGAGCCTACATCAGACGAGAAGTCTGTGACAAGCGCAGAAAGCGGTTGGAGCATGGATGTGAGCGCAGGAAGGGATTCCTCCGCGATTTGTGCCAGATTGACTCCGGCGATGGTGTTGGTAGCCATTGTTTTTTTATGGGTTGGAGGTTAAAGGTTCTCTAGCAGATGCTTGTTGGCTTGGTGCCACGCGTGCTTCTCGGATGGATGCTTGCCGTTGTAAGCTTTCCAGTATTCGCTCTGATTTGCGAATTGCTTGACGCTTTCGTCGCCGGCTGCTTCTTCAATAGCTTCCTGCGTTTGCAGTGCCATTAGTTCGGCGGCCTTGGCTGCGACAGCTTGAGCAGTTGCAGTTTCAGCGTTTTCGATTTCGGCTTTATGTTCGGTATTCATTTCTTCAATACGAGCATTAAGCAGATCTCGCTCAGTTTGCAAGGCAGAAATGCTCTCAGCATTTTTTGCAAGCTGATTGTTTGCACTGGCAAGCTCCGAGTTCATGATTTCAATCTCACCGTCGAGCTTTGCAGTTGCGCTGGCAATCATCTTTTCAACGGGAAGCGTGACGCTGGCCTTGGCTGCGATTGCTGCCATGTCAGCGACAGATGCAGCCATTGCAAGCTTGCCGTCGATGCGGTCGATGAAGTCAGCAGCAAGTGCTTCTTCGGCAGTGAACCATGTGGTCGCGTCCATGAGAGCAGTCAATTCCTCGGCATCGTAGCCGCTGCGAGAATACGCATTGATGATCGACGATTTCATCTTGTCCATGAGATCCGCATCCTTGCGCAGCTGCTCGCTGTCGCCGATGGATACAGTCCAAGGGTTGTGAATCATGAGCAGCGCATTTTCAGCCATGACGATTTCGTCGCCAGCCATAGCGATGACGGATGCCATGCTTGCAGCCATTCCGTCGATGTGAACGGTGACGTTTGCCGGATGGCGCTTGATGGCGTTGTAAATTACATTGCCCTCGATGATGGATCCGCCCGGTGAGCTGATTCGCAGATCGATGTTAGAGACTTCTCCGATCGTTTCGAGCGACGCGATGAAGTCGTTTGCGGTGACGCCATATCCTCCAATCTCATCATAAATCGAGATTTCGGCGCTGCCAGTCGCATTGCCTTCGGAGTCTTTGGCGATTTCCATTGCATACCAGTTATTGGTTTCGGTTTTCATTGTTAGTATTGGGTTGGTTTTCTTTTTCGTCGTCATCGTCCTCCGATTCGACTTGCACCGGGATATCTCCCGGCTTGGTTAAAATTCCAAGCTGCGACTCATCGATGCCATATTCGGCAGCGATCTCTTGGCGCATCTTTGCATTGGCAGCGAGCTTGTGCAGGATGTCGCTGTAGTTCATGCCACGCGCTTCGACGATGGCGTCCTCAGTGATTAGGCCAGCGCGCAAATCCTCGATGTCAGCCTTGCGCATCCGTCCTTCGTCTACGGTGAACTGTGCAGGCTTCGTGAACGTGATCCGATACCAGTCCTCAGGTAGCTTATAAACGCCCTGCTTGGCGCGCTTGGCGATGATGTAGAGCGCCGCGCGTTGCATTGCCATTTGTAGCACTTCGCAACGTGTAGCGATCGATTTGTTGACGTCTGCCGCAAATCCGCGAACGCCGGCACCGCCGACCTTGGAACTGTCCAGCATCTCGCGGCGCCAGCCCATCGCATAAAATGCGGAGCTTTCGACCAGATGCGTAAAGTTAAGCCACTGATCAGATGGCCGCGCCGAGCTGTGAGCTGTCAGGGATCCGCCGTTTTTGATGTAGCGAATCAGCCCCGAGTCCATGAGCTGCGTCTGCAAGCGCCCGTCGCTGCCCGGCATCGGATTGACAACTGAGTTGCCCATGTCCATCCGCCCGGATTCGTTCGACTCGATCAGCGCCAGAGCAGAGTTCACTTTCTGCGATACTTTCTCAGCGTCGCGCGTCTCGGCCAGATCATACCAGTCCAGAATCGCAGCTGCGACAGTTGGCTGGCCTCGGCACTGTGAGAACCATTTAAAATCGTTCACGTGAATGACGCCATTGGCCGGCACGTCCTGGTAGCCGCGCTTCATCGAGTCATCAGCCACGCGATAAGCGATTGGCTCCATGTAGTCATTGACAATCACGCCATTAAAGATTCGGCGCCCTGCGTAGCTGCCCTCCTGAATGACAGTCTCGCCATTCATATTGACCGAGCTAATCCGGTGCGCTTCCAAGAATTGAAGTTTCGGAAATCCAGTCTCTTTGTTTTCTGAAAGGATGATAAAATAGTCGCCGTCCACGTCGAGCGTCTTGGATCCGATCCATGCCGACTTGCGAAATGAAAAGCCATTGCCCCGAGTATCGAGCAGACGGTCGA